ACAACCGGTGCTGCGTTATATTGATAACCATCATTAGTTACTGCTACTGCTGTTACTGCTCCACTAGCTACTGTAACAGTACCAACAGCTCCTGCTCCTGGTCCATGAACTTCTGATTCTGTAATTACACCGTCTGGAAATTTTAAAACTAATTCATATCTTTGTAGTGTTAAACCATTTGTTTGATAAGTATTCTTTTCTACTCTTGCAACACTTGCGTTTAATGTTTTTAAAATTGTAACCTGACTTGAAGCGCCTGTTTCATAATATCTAAGGTCAATGTTTTTACCTTCTAATGTTAACGGCTCTTTATTGCCTCCATGTTCAGCTTCTTGTATTTTAATTGCTTGTTCTTTACTCCAAATACCATCAGATGTTCTTAATACATATTTACCTGGATATGTAACTTCAACATTTTCGTTATATAAAACTCTAAAGAATGTTTCTATAGATCGTTTTGTTCCTTTTGCTTCATAAAGGTCTTTGGCTCTTTTATAGAAAAAGGATTTATCTGCTGATATTTTTTTAGGAAAATCATGTGCTAATACTAATCTCCATTTTTCTAAAAAAGCGTCAGTTGAATAATCAATATCTATTTCATTAAAGTTTGTTATAGAATCACTTTGTTTTCCTGTTTGATCCATAAATTCATAATATTTTTTAACGAATGTTACAAAGTTAGGATAACTATCTTTAATATATGAAGGGAATTGTTCTTCTACTGTCCAAGATGTTTTATGTGTTTCTTCTGAAATGTTGCCTTGTGCAGCATCTAATACTGCTGTTGCTGTTGCTCCGGTTCCACCACCGCCTGTTAATGTTACTGTAGGAACACTTGTATAACCAGTTCCTTTATTAGTAATTGTTATTTCTGTTATTGTACCAGACGTTGAAACAGTTGCAGTTGCTGTTGCTCCTGTACCACCACCACCAGTTATTGAAATTGTTGGTGCAGTAGTATAATTTGAGCCTGCCGCTGTTATCGTTATAGATGAAACATATCTATAAAAGGCTGGTATATAATCAGTCATTAGACCTCTTCTACTTCAGGTGTTACTGTAATATCAACACCAACATTTGTATTTGTTATTGGACTAGAAGCACTATCATCTAAAGTTAATACTGTGTTTCTAGATGGTTTTGCTACTACTGCTGCTGTTGATGTGTCCGATGTTCTTATAAGAGCATCAGTTGTAATGTCCTTATATGAATCATGTGGTTTAATTCTTATTTTTAATTTTTTGTCTGTGCCGTATAATGATTTAATTATCATTGAATTTAATGAAACTGTGCCAGAATCATAATCAATTGTTCCTGCTTCTCCTACTATTGTAGTTCCATCTGTGTCAACAAAATTTACTATTCCTGTTCCACTATAATTAGGTGCAACTACTGTTGATGCTGGTGTATCATTTAAATAAACCTTATGTGTATTAGAACTTAATTCTACATCAAAATATGAGCTCTTTAATTCTCTTGGTTGTACCTTTGTATTAAACTTTGCCTCATAAGCAAAAGGAGAATTTAAAGTAAGATCTAATCTTTTCTGTAAGTAAGGTTCTACATTAACTGATATAAGTGATGCTGAGTCTGAAACTATAAGATCATGTACTCTTGAAATATAAAAACTTTTATTAAGTTTGTTTAAATTTTCATCAAAGTATTCATTAATAGAAGAATTTATAGCAGATTTAATTTGTCCTTGAGACAATGTTGTAACTTTAGGATCATATATTGCATTAACTTTTAATCCTATATGAACAAATTCTGGATCTACAAATTCTGGTTGAATCGCTACAGGTGTTTTAGGATTAATAATAGAGTTTAAAATATTGTCTTGGTCTTGTGTTGTTATTGAATAGCCTGATACAGGGTTAAGTGAGATAAACACTTTACCATATATAGGTGGGTCATTTTTCTCGCCACCCCATACTGCAACAGATTGTATGTTTGAATTACTTGCTAAAATTAATGATTGATAATCTTTAGATGTTACTGCTCTATCTCTTGTAGCATTAACTCTTGGAGCATTAAATCTAATACTATCTATAGATTCTTTTGCTGCTCCGGATGAAGCATTAGCAACGGTTGTTATAGTATTTGTTTCTCCTGTTCCTGTTACTGTAGAACTCATTGACCAAGATTTACAACCATTTCCTTCTGACCCTTTAGATGCAATATAATCAATAATAATTAGATTATCTACTGTTAGTTTTTGTCCTATAACACCATCACCAAATCTTAATTGGTAAAGTCCGTCTGCTCCCTCTTCTAACCACCATGCTTTTGTATCATTTTTTATATCTAAAAACTTTTCTGCTACATTCCAAGTTGTTAATGTTGTATCGGATAATGAAGTTTGTACTCTTACTCTCATTGATGTAGTATCTATTCTGTCATTAGGTATAACATAAGGCCCTTGTGGATTTGCTGATTCTACTGTAAATTGGTTTGATACTCTTATTCCTTCTTTAAGTTCTAAGTCATTAAAAACAAAAACACCAACACTACCTACTACTGATTTTGATACAGTAACATCTTCTTTTGGATAATATTGATATGTAGTCCCGTCAAGTGTTGAAGTAAAAGTTGTGCCCCTAGGTAAAGTTAGGTTTGTACTTGTATATCCTGATGCGGGTGTAATTGTTAAATTAACTTTTCCAGTAGGACTTCTGCTAGATCTAGGTGTATAACCTACTGCCTTTGCTAATGATGCTACTGATTCTCTTTTAACTGCTGAATCTAAAAACGATTCATTTGCTAACATACTTGCCAACACACCATTGTAATGGGTATTGTATGCCAATAAATCTATTAAAACTGCAAAAGAAGAACCTTCAAAATTATAATCTGAAAATTCTGTTTGGGATTTTAAATATGTTTTTAAATTTGTTTTGATCTGATCAAAATCTAATTCTGTTACGTTTAACTGTGCCATTTCTTTACCTTAACCTTGTTAATTTTGTTTGCAGTTCTTGTGGTTCGTTTACACCTAAAATTTTATATCTAAGAGTTATTCCATAAAAGTTTTGGTCGTATATTGGATTAACTTGTATTTCTCTTATTTCAACCCTTGGTTCAAAGTTTGTAATCATATTATGAATTTGTTTTTTTAGAGATTGTGCTACTAACAAATCCATTGGTTCAAATAACATTGTATAAATTCCTGATCCTAATTCAGGTTGAAATGGCCTCTCATATCTTTCTGTCATTAGTAAGTTCTTTATAGACTGTTTAACGGCATTGTCATCTAACTTTTTCATTAGGTCGCCGGTAGTTGCATTGACGTTAAATGCCATGTCAAAGTCTTTATATATTCTTGATACTTTTTTCTTTAAAACTGCCATATTAGTATTTATACCATTATAGGTGTCCCGGTCCTATTTTTATTCGAGGCATTTTAACTTTTAGAAAGGAATCTGTTGCCTCTTTTGTTCTTTTTGTAATATCATACTCTAATTTAGGTAATTTGTACTCAGGTAAGTCTCCTCCCTTTAGTAATGCAACAGCATCTATCTCAGGAAACGAAGTAGGTGTACCTTTAGCTGTAATTTGTACACCATCAGTTTCCAAATTTGGAATTGCTTTACAAATTTGATCTATTGCTAAAGACCCCATTCTTAATCTATCTGCTAAGTTGTCTATGTCTATATCACCACCCCATGCAGATTTAAATTGTTTTATTGCTGCTTCAACTTGTGGCTCTGCTAATTTACCTAACAAAATAAGTTTAGCAATATTTTCTAAATCAGTTATACTGTTGGTAGAAGCTTTTGGAATACCAATAGAAGGTATCATACCCTCTACTTTAGACATAATACCATTAATTTTATCTTGTGCTTCCTGTTGTAACTCGCCTAGTTTGTCTCCTATTGCAGCATTCACGGCGTCTTCTGCTTTTTTATTTAGAGCATCGACTTCATCTGCCATCGCCCTCATTTTTTCTGCTGGTCCGCAACTCATATTGTCCTCCTATTATGTTCCGCTATTTGGTGAATCAGAAGCATTCTTAGCACCTGAGTTAGCTCCATCACCTGTATCCATTGATGTTGTTTGATGTGTATGTTGAGTATGTGTTATAGTAGCTACTGTAATTTCACCGTTAGTATATACTTTATCTGCTGTAGCTGCCGCTGTTTTATGTGTTCCTGTATATGCCTCATCTGCACTAGCTGCTGTTTCCGTTATACTTCCTATTACAGTAACCTTCTGATTACCTTCAGTTTTAATTTCTTGGTCTCCTTTTGAAGCAAATAAACTTGTTCCAACAGCACCTGATTTTATATTACCGCCTGTTATCATAGTTCTATTTCCTACTACGTCATCCATTCTAAATCCTGCTACATTAGAAGTATGATTAGATGAATAAGTTTGTAATAAATTACCTGTAACAGTTACTGATTTTTCCTTACCAATTGTTTCACTTTGTTTACCTTCAACTGTTTCTGTGTCATCTCCTGTAACCCTTACTGTTCTGTTGCCATTAATTTGTTCAGTAACATCTGTAATAACTGATCGTATATCATTACCATTAATTTTTGTAACTCTATCTCCAAAAACTGAAACAAAATAATTACCTTCTATTTCCTCATATTTATCGCCCTTTACTAACATCTTACAATCACCTGCTATTGTAACATTTGCTGCACCCCTTATAACAACATTTTCACTACCTGCTATTATCTCATATTTGTCTCCAACAATTTTTGTTACTGTTGTTCCGTCTCTTTGTACTTCTCTAAATGTGCCTGCATTATGATACTCATGAATCCTTCCATTTTGTGGTGTATCATCTACTTCAAATACATGTCCTGATTCTGTTTCTTTAACTCTATTAAATGGATAAACAGAATTGTGTTTTTCAAAGTCTGGGCCGGCCTGGTACTCTTCATCAGATTGTGGGTCAAAATATTCTAATGTTTCTGCTCCTCTTGGGTGTGGCTCGTCCCATGTTACTCCTTCATAATCAGCACCTGATTTATCATCTAATATAGCATCGCCGTTTTCCTCTGATACTGACGGTGCCTTTGCTGTTCTTATTCCTACTTCCCTTTGTTCTCTTTTATTAATTAATGTAATATGTTTTTCGGCCTCTCCGTCTCTTGCTAACCTAGGTAAGTCGGATTCATTTAATACATTTAATCCTTCATCTTCTGCACCCTCTTCTATTCTTCTAGGATATATTCCTCTAGGATCTGCAAAGCCATCTTCAACAGGGGCCTCGTAAGGCATGCCTGCTAATGAACCCATTATAATAGGCATTTGTCCATCTTCTCCATCACTAAAGAATCCTACTACTGTTGTTCCTTCTACTAGATTAGGTGTTTCCATTATTCCTGACATGCTTGCTGATGTAACAGGGTTTAATAATGTTGCCCAAGGTAAATCCTCAGTAGGTAATGCTTCTTTATTACCTGTATGATAACCCATTACTCTTACTTGATATCTTCCTAGTTTGTAAGGATCAATTCTATTTTCTACTATACCTATCCACCAAATAAAATCAGGTGTATTTAGCTTACCATGATTTTTCAATTTCATTCTTCTGCTCCCATGTCTCCACCGCTTATTCCATTTTTAACAAATTCAATTTGATTTATATAGTTCAACGGAGTAATCTTATGTTTTACTGCTGTTATTAAATAATTGCCTGAAAGTATTTTATCAGTTACGTCTTCAGGAGACATACCTACAATTTTTTCTTTCATACTAGGATATTCTAAACGAAACATAGCTCCTGCTTCTATATCTGTTCTACCAGGCATTTCAAGTTCAAATCTATAATTATTAAATGAGTTTATATAATTGTCCCTTGTTAATTCATTATCAATATAAAGTTTATGATTGTATTCAAAGTCATTGTATGGTATTGCATTTAATACTTTAAATGTTTGTTTTGCAAAAGGTGTTCTACCAACACCTGCTGGAATTGGTATCCCATCATCTGTATGAACAAAGTTACTCCAATGTTCTCTTATATCAATTGTTCTTTCTTCCATCTTCTTTGCCATTAAATCATATGCTCTAACAGAACTTGCCAAGTAACCTGAGTCTTGATTTTCTAATATATCAATAGTTCTAGGCACTTTCATTTCAGTTATTGTCATAGGGAATAATGGTTTTTCATTATCATTGCTACCTACTAAAGGATTGTAAACTAATGTTGCCCACGGGTCTCCCTTTTGAGCGTCTATTAAACTTTGTAATGATGCGTAATAAAACCCTTTATTACTTTCATAAAAGAAAAAATCACTACCAAATAATGTTCCTCCTTTAGTTCTTTTAGCTAAGTAAGCAAAGTTCTGAAAGGGTGACCAAAAATTAGAAATATATTTAAGTTTAGATAAATGTGGTGCGTCTGCTACTGTTAACGATGAAGGATCTCCTCCATCAAATCTAGATACATCATTGTCTATAAAGACTTCTTTGAAAATTTTATTTACTATCTCGTCTGTTGTTCCTTCGAAGCTTTGAGATAATGCAACTTCTTGATCTAGGTATGCTTCGGGTGAAATAAATTTTAATGTATAAAATTGTTGACGATCGTTATTTATTCTTCTATCTTCAATTGCATAAACTACGAATGTTCTTTCTATTATATTATCGGGTGTGTCTTCACCCATATCTTTAACTGCTTTGTTTACAAAAGAAAGATTTAATTTTTCACCACCCATTATAGGTGTGTTACCTATTAAATTAGTACTATCTGCTAATGTTAAAGATCCATACATTGTGGGAGAAAATATATCTTCATGTATTAAACATTCCATAGCCATTGTTCTAATGTCTAATGTTTCTACACCTGGAACTCCTTCATTAGGAACAAGTTCACATTTTATCCAACTTGCAAGATTGCCTTCTGCCATAATTTAACCTACCAATTTTTTATACTGATCTACAAAGTCTTTAATTTGTGAGCTAGGTAATATGAATATTTGTTTTTTCTGTTCATTTAATTCTTCTTCATACCCCATATTTGTAACTGCTTGTATTTCTCCGTTTTGTAATCTGGTTGAATCCCAGTCGACTATAATGTCTGTATCGGTTGCTTCTACATAATGATGTACGTCTGACATATTATTATCACCATATTTTTGCTTAACATATAAAGTTAATTCTCTATTTCCTTTAGGCCACTCTTTTCTAGGATCTATAATATTGTTTAATATTAACAATATAAAATGATATTTAGAATTGCCATATAGTTTATGTGCAACTATTTCAGGTGTTTCACCACCTCTAACAAAATAAGCTTCTAGATTTTGTCTGTTTGTAATATATTTGTCTAATTGTATTCGTCTAAAAATATCCTTTACTACTTTTGACTTTGTTGTTTTACTTGTAGCTGACTCTTTAAATGGATATACAATATTTGGTAAAGTTTTAAAATACATTAGAATCCTCTGTCTATTCTGTCTGTTGTTAGTGTTTCTAGTTCTGTGAATGATAACTGTACTGCTATTTCGTTTGGTGCACCATCAGAATTTTTAAAAGATGTAAGTTGTCCGTCTGAACCATATGTTACTTTAAGATCTGTTAAAGCACATGTTGATATTCTATGTAGTTGTGTATTCTCTTTATTTCTATACATATATTCTATATCAAACTCTGAAGGATAAATCATAAACAAATCATCTGCTGATATTTCTGGGTGCATATGATATTTAAATGTACTTATAATTTTAGTAATTGAGGAATATTCTTCCTCACTTTTAGGAGCAAATACATAATTAAATGCAAACTTTCTAAACCCCATACTTTTAAATAATTGTTCTTTATATGGATTATTAACTTTCTTTGATGTTGCTTCTAGTGCTGCTCCGGCATTCATATCTCCTACACCCATTTGAGCAGGTATACCTGCTATTGCTGCTGCTGCATTCCTTCCAACAAACTCCAATCCCTCTTTAGAAAAAATATCTTTTACATCTCCTCTACCAGAAGCCATTAATCCCATTGCCGTTCCTAATGAGTCTTCGTTCCAATCAGCTGTATATTGTGCTACTTGTGCTGCTGGTATATGTAATTGAATTGCATCCATTAATCTAACAGTTGAAACTATATCTACTGCTCGAGAAGCAATAGCACCTAGTGCGGCACTAGCTCCTGCTGCTAGTGGAGCTGTTTGTGCTCCTGCATTATTACCTTGCATTTTTTTAGCAATTCCAAAACCAGCAGTACCTAAACCTATAGCTGCTTGTGTTGATAACACATCATTGTATTCTTCTGATTTTGCTCTGTTCTGTTGAGTGTAATCTTCATTTTTTCTTCTTTGTGCTTCTCTATAAGCATTTTTTGATTTTTCGTCTCCATCACTACCTTTACTAATAGCTGTTGTTCCTGATACTGTATTCTCTCTTGCGTTTATATAAAATATAACACTATGTGGATATGGGTCACCACCTATCTCAGCAGGATATTTCCACATGTTGACACCATGCTGTATTGATTTAGCACTAGGTCTTTTAGTAGCTTTGCCTTCTTCTTTGCCTACAAATTTCCATCTATCTTCACCTTCTTCAAAGTCAGGATCATTTGAACGATCTCTATACCCCATTCTTTCTTTCTGATAATCATCTACATTTGATTTGTAAGTAGGGTCCTCATTCATTTGCTCTCTTTCATCACGGTCTTTTTCGTAATCTGTCCAAGAGCCAGGTATCCATGAGTCAGCCTTTTCCCAGAGAGTTTTTCGTTCTTGCACCTCAACCTCATTGGGTCTGGTTGCCCTGTTATCGATTATAGGTTTAGTATCAGATTCTGACATAAATACTCCATGAAGTTATCTTTATCTTATTTATATGGTTTATGCTAAAGAAATATACAAAGGACGATTTATTCCTCGAAATAGATTAAAATATCTAGGCAAAGCCTCTGATATAATCTACAGGTCCAGTTATGAACTAAAGTTTATGAATTGGTGTGATCTTAATGAGTCTGTAATTGGTTGGGTATCAGAAGAGATTGTAGTGCCCTATCGTAGTCCTCTTGATAGAAGAATACACAAATATTATATAGACTTTTATGCAGAAATTAAACAAGCAAACGGTGTAATTAAAAAATATCTTATAGAAGTAAAACCAAAAAGATTTACAAAACCGCCAGAACCCAGAAGAAAAACTAAGAAATACCTACAAGAGGTTGCACAATGGGGTGTCAACGAAGCAAAGTGGGAAAGTGCTAAACAGTTTTGTAAAAAACAAAACATGGAATTTATGATTATTACTGAAAAAGAACTTGGTATCTAATATAAATACAAGTATGGCAAACCCATTTGAAAATATAAGAACATCGGCTGGAGATATAGACAGATCAGCACAATGGTATCAAGCAGCTATAAGAAAGTATCTTGAAGGTGTGAATACCTATGCAGAAGTTCTTAAAACAGATATTGGGGAGATAACTAATAAATTAGAAGTAGGTTCTATGTATATGTTTAGATATGATCCTAGACATAAGGAAACATTAAAATATTACGATGGGTTTCCTCTTGTTATGATTTCAGAACCTTCAGCAAACGGATTCAGTGGTATTAACTTACATTATCTAGCTCCATTAAAAAGAGCGGAATTACTAGGTCAACTTATACCACAAAATAAACAAGATCATCAATTAACAAAACAAGATAAATTAGCATCTGATTGGAGAATAGTACAAAACTTTCAAAGATTTCCTGGAGTAAGGAATTCAATTAAAAAATATTTAAGTAGCCAAATACAAGGTAGACTTTTAAAAGTAGATCCTGAACATTGGAAAGCAGCTATATTTTTACCAGTACAAAACTTTACAGGTGCATCGGATAGAACAGTTTGGAGACATAGTAATAAAGTCCCTGAACGCAAGAGGAGTAGTATTTAATGGCACAAAGTCCTAACAAATTAAGTAATTTTGTAAGTGAATTAAAGACAATGAATATGGCTTGGACCGAAAGGTTCGAGACTAAATGGTCGTTACCTTCTAGTGTAACACAAGGCACAGAAACAGAAAGACATATGACTATAATGTGTGAGGAAGTACAAATACCTGGTATGGTATTAGGAAACAAAGAAGTACCTATTGGTCCTTTTACTCATTACAGAAATACAAATGTTGGTTTCTTAGGAAATGAAATTAACTTCACATTTATAACTGATGTTGATTGGTCTCTAAGAGCTATATTTGAATCTTGGACTCGCTTATGTGTAGATACCACTTCAAGGGAAATGGAATACCCGGAAAAAACTTGGGGCGAAGTTGAAATTATTCAATTAGGCAGAGACGATAACGCTCATGCATCATGGAAGTTGCATGAAGTTACGCCAAAGGTACTTAACCTTGTACCAATGGCATGGGGATCTGCGTCAGTAGCAAGAACTACTTTAATAGCTAGTTCTGCTTATTGGACGTCAGATACGATTGAACACCCATTCGATGGCAGTAAACCATCTGGATGGGGTTAATAAATATAATATTATAATAGGAGAAAATTATGGCATTACCACAGTTGGATACACCAACTTTTGAATTGAAGGTTTATTCTTTAAATAAAGATTTAAAGTTTAGACCGTTCCGCGTAAAAGAGGAAAAAATATTAATGCTCGCAACAAACGAAGATAGTTTTGGAGACATGGTAAGAGCATGCCAACAAGTTGTTACAAATTGTTCATTTGGAGAACTTGATGCTACAAAAATACCAATGTATGATCTACAAAATATCTTTCTAAGATTAAGAGAAAAGTCTATAGGTGAAACTCAAGACTTTACTTTAAGTTGTGGAGGAGAGGGTTGCGATGCAAAAATAAATTATACACTTAATTTGCCTGATATGCAATTAGATGGTTTAGATGATATACCAGATAATAAAATCACGGTAGATAAAGAAAAAGGGATTGGAATTGCTCTTAGATATCCTACTAATGAAACAGTGGCATTAGTAGAGGATAAAGGAGGTTCCGATGATACAGAACTATTATTGGACTGTATTGACCATATATATGATGATGAGCAAGTTTATGCTAGAGAAGATACTTCAAAAGAAGAACTTCTAGAGTTTATGGAAAACTTGCCAATAGAGACAATGGGAGAGATAAGAAAATATTATTTCGCTATGCCTATTTTAGAACACATAATAGATTATAAGTGTCCTAAATGTGATAGAGATAATAAAGTTAGTATCAACGGATACGAACATTTTTTCGCATAACTCTTTCCCAGGAGACTCTTGAAAATTATTACAGGACAAATTTCCTGTTAATGCAAGAGCATAATTACAGTCTCACTGAACTTGAAAATATGATGCCATGGGAAAGAGATGTTTATATTAATATGTTATTAATTCATCTCAAGAAGAAAGAGGAAGCTAAAAAAGAAGCTGCCGATAAAGCTAGATGGAGTTAAAAGTATATGGCTGATAAGAAGGATACAGATTTACATAGTAAGGTAGACCGGCTTGCGGAGACCCAAGAAAGGAACGACCAAAAGACACATCAAAACCAAAGAAATCAAAAGACTCATGGTTTATCTAACTTAACTATGAATATCTTGCAACATAACCAAAACAAAAAGATTGATAAGACAGGGAAAGACTTAAAACAGTTTCATGAAACCCTGAAAGAGTTCTATGTCAAACAAAAGAAACACAATAGAGGAGCAAGAGACGCAAGAATCCAAATTCTAAATAACCAAGATAACATGATGGGTTTCATAAGAAGAGGAGGAAGAGGCGGTGGACCAGGTGGCGGACCAGGTGGCGG